GCGAGCAGCCCGACCAGCGCCGCGGCCAGGTCGCTGACATGCAGGTAGTCGCGCACGCCGGTCCCGTCGATGGTGGGGCCCGCCATCAGCCACCCCCGAGCGGATCGAACTGCTGCAACACGATCGGATTGCCGTCGTCGTCCGTCACCTCGGCCGAGATGGACATGTGGCGCGTGTTGGCGTCAAAGCTCACAGAGAACGAGTCTAGAGATGCGATTCCGTCGACCCCAAGAATGCCAGCCTTAATGAGCGCCTCGGCGTACGCGAGATCGCGCGGCCCGTTGGCTCCCATGATCGGCTTGACGTCGCTGTCCTCGGCCTGGAACCAGGGGATGAACCGCGTCGTGTCGAGGAAGTATTCGCCGCCGATGCCACGCAGGTAGCACAGCAGCCGCTGCTCGGTTGACTCGCTGTCGCTGGCGTAGTTCCGCGCGCCCTTGCCGAACGTGGCGTCGTTGTCCCGATCCAGCCGCCTGACCCTCGCCGTCGCCATCAGCCCAGCGCCCCCTGTAGGGTGTTGATCTCGAGGTCGGTGGCCGGCGCCGCGGACTGGATCGTGATCTTGACCGGCACGATGCCGCCGGGGTTGGCCAGCGCCTGGTCGAACCAATAGGCGGCCTCGGCGCCTGACACCGCGATGGTGGCGACCAGCGTGCCGCTCGGCGTGCCGACAGAGTTACGGGCCTCCAGGATGCCGCCGACGTAGATGCGCACCGTGCCGCTTCCGGTGCCGAAGAACCCGCCCGTCAGGCTGATGGTCGGGTTCGGGTTGAGACCGGGGTTCTGCGGGAAGCGCGCGACGAGAATCTGGTCGCCCGAGCTGTCGCCCAGGATCTCGGTGCCGGTGCCGAAGCCGGCGCCGCCGGTCATGTTGAAGGTGTTCACAGTGGTGTTGACGGTCGTGCCACCGCTGCCGGAGCCACCGCCGCTGCTCCCGCCGCCAGATCCGCTTGAACCACCGCCGCTCACGATCGGCGGCACCGCGCCGCTGGCCACGATGCTGGCGCCGGCCGGTCCCAGCGCGGCCTTGATCGCGGCCATCTCGTCCGGGCTCAGCCAGGTGACGATGACGCGCGTGCCGAGGTCCTCGGGGCCGGCGTCGGTGTTCTTCCTGGTCAGGTCGGTGACGAGCAGCGCGCCAATGCCCAACGCATACGGCGCCAGGATGTCCTGCCCGATCTGCATCGGCGCGCCGGCCAGCAGCTTGACCTGGTCGGAGTCGCGCGTCAGGTCGAAGCTCCGCGTCTTGCCGCGCTCGTTCCACCGCGAGTCGATGACGTACTTCTCGTCACCGAGCTGCGTGACGAAGCGCTGGTCGTAGTCGCTGGTGAACGGGACCTCGAGCATCAGAACACCCTGACCTTCGTTGCGCGCGGGTCGGGGAGCGCGGCCAGTGCTGGCGCGGTGCCGCTGACGCCGCCGCCGGTCGTGACACCGCTGTGCACGTGGGTCTTGAGCAACTCGAGGATCGCCGTCAGCACGTCGCCCTTCACGGCGGGCTCGGCGCCGGCAGCCTGGCCGAGCACCACCACCCCGGCCTCGACACGCACGACCGTCGCTCCGTCCAGTGTGCGGAGTTCGGCGGCGTCACCCGACGGCGGAGGCGTCAGCGCGCGCGGCCTGGACGTGAAGCCGAGGAAAGCGAAGCCGTCGCTGAGGTCGTGCAGCCTGTATTCGCTCGGCTCCTGAACGCCGCCAGCGTGGTGCCAGTTGTCGATCGCCCGCTCCGAGAACACGACAAGGCACTCGTCGCCGGCAGCGACCGGGAAGGTCAGCGCGAAGCCGCCGCCCCTCGGGAACTGCACTGGAACGTCGACGAGCTCGGGCAGCGGCAAGAATCCGGCCTCGATCCACAGGCGTTTGATCGCCGGCTGCACCTTCGCCGTCTGCGTCACCGGATCGAACGCCTTGATGATTCCGGGTAGCGCCGTGTGGAGATCGCTGACGTGCGCGCGCACCGCGGCCGCGGCGGCGTCCTCGGGCGTCGCTGCCAGTTCTTCCTCGCGCTGCAAGTCCTGAGCGCCTTCGGCGTCCATCAGGCGGCCACCCTTCCGGCCGGGATCGTCTTGTCGAGCGCCTCGGCGAAGACCTCGGACACCCACTCATTGCTGCGGGTGTCGCCCTTGTGAATGACCTTGTAAACCTTGTACACGCCTAGAGGGTCAAGCCGCGCCAGGTTCTTGGCCTTCGGCGCCTTCGTTGGTTTCTTCGCGCCGGGCGCGCGTTCCCGCTCCCTGGCCACCTTCAGCTTGATGTCGCGGTTGTCGAGCTGGATCTTTCCGTTGCAGCGGATGCGCGGGTTCAGGAAGCACTTCACCTTGATGCCCTTGTCGTCGACCTCGGGTGCCTCCTGCATGCCGGTGTCGGCGCGGATGACGATCGCCTCGGTCGGCAGGGTCGAGTCGGCACGGACGATGTCGAGGCGCCCGTCCTGGAACGACCAGTGCGCGTCGCCGTCGGCCGCCATCTTGTCGAGCGCGTCGGTGGCGCGGCCGCAGACCACCTTGCCGCGGAGCCGCTTCTTGTTCTTGATGACGACGTGGCCCTTCGTGGTTCGCTCGAACGACCCCACGATCTTGTCGAGCTCCTGAGCGGTGGTCGTGCCGGCCGACAGCGTGAAGTTCACGATCGACTTGCGGGCGTCGCGATCGCCGTCGGCGGCGTCGATCTCAGTGATGTCGTCGGTGCCGTCGCTGGGCGTGCCGACCGTTCGGATCTGCCCCCTGAACAGCAACAGCGCGCTGCCCTCGTAGCCGGCGTTGACGACGATGTCCTGATACTCCCCCTTGATGCGGCCGCGGTTGTCGGCGCTCAGGTTGAAGATGCGGACCTTCGCCGTGTTGAGCGAGCTGCGCAGCGTCTTGGTGATCTCGAACTGGATGCGCGGGCCCGGCTTGCTGGCCGAGTCCGTGACCTTGAACCCGCGCACCAGCGTGTCGCCCGGCTCGAGCGCGCCCACCGCGACGTCAACGACGCGGCGCCACTGCAGCGCCATCAGCCACCACCGATCCCGACGGCGCCGAGGATGTCGTCGCGCAGGCTCTTCACCTTGTCGCCGAACGCCGAGAACGCCGCCGACATCGCCTTTTCGCTCTCGGTCACGGCGGCAGACTTCTTCTCGCCACCGTCGGCCTTCTTTGACGCCTGGCGCTTCGTCTTGCCGGCCTTGCGCGGCGGGAAGGTGACGGTCTCGGTCCCGAATCTGAGCACCTCGACCAGCGACACCCGGAAGTAGAGAACCGCCGACGTGTCCTTGTCCTGACGACAGGTCAGGCGCTCGATCATCATCTCCGGGTAGAACAACAGCCCGGTCTGAACGCCGAACGGTTCCAGGGAGCGCTTCAGGCCGCGCAGCATCTGGAAGGCGCGTTGACTGCGCGTCGAAGCATCGCCGCCGCCCTCGCCCTGCAGCCAGGCCATGTCAGCCGCATCCTTGGACGTCGCCAGGATCGCGCCCTCCTCGCCGACCTCGACCTCGACGTCCGTGCGCATACCCAGCCAGATGTCGCCGATGCCAGCCTCGATCTCCAGTCGGTCGCCCTCCTGGTAGGCGTGGTCCGACATCGGCACGCCGGTCTCGACCGGGCTCCGGGTGATGACGGTCTCCGAGCTGTGGTCCTCGCTCAGCACGGCATCGAACATGAACGGCGCCTTGCCTTCGCCAAAGATCCAGATGCGCTGCGTGTCGGGCATCAGTACGCGTGCGCTTTCTGGTTGGCGCGGACCGTGTTTCGGCTCTGACGCTGCTGGATCTTTGCGACCTCGTCAGCGACGGCCCTTGGATCGCGCGCGCCGTTGACGTTGATCGTGGTGTTGTTGGTGACCGGGCTGGCGGCGCCGGCAGAGTTGAGCGAGCTGCGCTCCCAGATCGGCGCAGACGGTGTCGACGACAGCGCCGAGCCACCGGCCGCCGACGGCGCCGCGTACGCAGGGCCGAGCGCGCCCGGCGTCAGCCGTCCGCTCTTCCTGAACGCGATGTCCTCCAACTCCTTGCCGTACTGGTTCCGGGCGTGCATCTCGTTGAGTTGTTTGCCACCAAAGACGCCCTCGACGGCGTCCTTGAAGCGGCCCACGCCGATGTTTTTCCATCCCCTGGCCGTCGCCTTGAACTCCTCCCACTTCGATATCAGCGTCGTGATGCTGATGATCAGCGCCCCGATGCCGGCCAGCATCAGGATCAGCGGGGCGTTCGCTACCATCCACGCCAGTCCCGCGCCGGCCGCTGCGGCGAGCGACTTTACCTGTAGCGCGACAAACGCACCGCCCAGCGCCACGAGCAACCCCTGCACCACCCTGATGGCGTTCGGCCACTTCTCGACCAGCAGGCCGGTGATCGATTGGCCGCCCTCGTAGAACGTCTTGAGGTCCTCGATCACCAGCAGGATGGCGCCGATCAGCCCGAACTTCAGCAGCTTCTGCACGCCGATGATGGCGCCAGCGATCCCCAGCAACCCGAGCTTCACCTCGATGGAACTGTCGACGAACCTCAGCAACATCTTCACCGCGCTGGCGCCGAGCTTGATCATGCGCGTTACGCCGTGGCCGACCCTCTGCAGGATGTCGACGAAGGTCTGGCCGGTCGACGTGAGCTTGCCGCCGTCGTCCACGAAGACGGCGCGGATCGCGTCGAGCCCCTCCTTCGCGCCCTCGAACAGCGCCCCTGTCCCAAGACGTATGAGCGTCTTCACCATCGACTTCGCGGCGCCGAACATGGCGTCGAAACTTCCTGCGGCGTGGTCAAGGGCCTTCGTCAGGTTCTCGTTTCCGAGCGTGTCCTGAAGCAGCTTTAGCCGCTCCGGCTGCGTCATCTTGTTGAACGCCTCGGCGCTCAGGTTCGCCTGTCCGG